TTTGGCGTACTGTGCCAATTGAGCCGCCTGGCCGTAACCGGCAGCACGCAACTGCGCAGCGGTGTCAGCAGCCTGCTTCAGTGCAGCGGCGTTTGTGAGCGACTCCTGCACGCCTTGGCGAGATCCACCAAAGGCGCGTGCTGCTGTAGCCGCCTGCCGGTCTCGCAGTTGCTGAGTTTCCAGTGCGCCGCTTACGTCAGCCAGTGAACGCTGGACCACCTCGTTTTCGTAGGGGTTCATGAATTGCTGGATGGACTCGCCAGTAAACGGGGTCAGTGCCTCGTTTGTGACTAGCTGCTCACCCGCCGTATACAGAGGATTAAAACCGGCAAATTGCCGTACCGGCAATGCACCGGCTACGCTCTGAGCCTGGCCGATGTTGGCTAGATAAGCCGCCTTCAGATCAGGGTCAATGGATGAAGTGCTGGTTGTGCTACCGGATGCGCCGCCTTTAGACATATCGTTTCTCCTTACATTTCGAGCAAGCCGCGTAGCTTGCCCTTTGAAATCTTGCCAGAGTTGATTAGGTTCATCAACTCGATACCGTATTTTTTGACTGCCTTGTCGTTGATGACAAACTCGCCATCCTTGAGCGCAGCGTAGCCGTCATCAGGACCCTCTGGGTTCGTTCCTCCCAAGTGCTGCATGGAGACGTAGCCGCCTTTGGCAAAGCCATCGCCACCGCGTAAATCGCTTCTTGCATCACCGTAACTACCAGTTCCTGGGGATGGACTGTACCCTCTAGTACCGCCAGGACCTCTTTCTCCAGGCGCTTGCACAAAACCGAATGACCCTCCTGGAGTTGCATCGCCGTAATATCCGCCACCTCCACTATCGCTAGATGGGACGTTCACTGTGCGGGTATATCCAACCTCACCTTTCCCTAGTGCCTTTGCTTGCCAACCTTGACCTGCTGGGGGGCTTTCTTCCCCATTCCAGCGTTCTACAACTGTTCTCATTTCAGTTGGTGCTACTGGTGCAGGGGCTGGTGGACCATAAGCAAATGACTCTGGGTCAAGGCCAAGTTTCTCCAGCCTGCTGTCGTAAAAGGCATCAGGGTTGGCATTTTTTGAAATCTGACCCATGAGTGTGGCGTTACCAAATAAATCCTGCGCACCCAACGCAAGACTTCCTTCAATTGGTCGCTCTGCATAGTAAGCAGCACGCTCCGCTGGTGTCATCTGAGAAAATGCGCTTGGGCCTTCTCTATCAGCGTCACTTCTACCGCCGCCACCACCCCCGCCAACCATTGGCACTGTAGGCTCAACTGGATTCACAATAGGCTGCGGAGTAACCAGGCGCTCGTAAGGCGTGAACCCTCCGGTGTAATCGGGTGCATAAGGGTTAAATCCACCGGATGGCATACCAAAGAACGAAAACGGCTGCGACTGCGCGTACTGCGCCATGATCTCAGCGTAACGGTTTCGTGTCGCCATTTACAACTCCTTGCTAAGAATGTGCCACTTCGGGGCATATCCCTCGTCTGCTAAAAATGTCCTTGCCCAACCCTTACGGCCAGCCAGGGTAACTCGCGTGCAACCATTCTGCTTTCCCCAAGACTCGATGTGTGGTCGCATCAGCTTGAGTTCATCGAGGTCGCCGCCAGCAAGAAAATAGTGCAGATTCTTGAGTCGCGGATAGACAATGATCTCAGTGATGACTGCGCTATTTGTCCCAGCCCATAGCTGGAACCGTCCTGCCTCTACACCCTGCGCAACATCTTCAAGAGTGTGAGTTCCTTCCGAGTATTCTAAAGCCGCTTGGACGTGTTGTGCCAGCCTCCAGAAATCCTCCATTACCGTTTCCCTGCCGACGTAGCCTCCAGCCGCATCACGCCGACCCGCCAATCATCCAGCACGTTACCGGTCACCTTCATCTTGACGCTTCGACCAGAGAACCTGGCGTCGGTTGGCTGCTTGGAACTGAACGGGCCGTGGCTTGTCTCTGCCGATGTCGGATAAAGCCTAGCCGTGAAAGAGATGGCAACCTCGCCCAGAGTCTGCTCGTCGGGTATCACCGACCTGACGGCCATGATGTTGTCGCCGTTACCTAGTTCAATCGGGCCGGACTGCGCGTAGGGAGCCACCGAGTCGTAGGTGTAGCCGACTTCGTGGTCGTAGATGTACCCGTCGGTGCTGACAAACAGCGGATTAGCAAATACGCCTCGATCTGTTCCAGCGGTGCGAGTCATCATCCCAATAGCCCAATGTCCCTCACGGTAGTTGTAAGTTACATAAGAATCATTCTCATTTGAGGACAGCGACGGGTAGAACCAGGTCACCTCGCCATAGGTAGAGTTGTGGACAGCGTAGACCTTGGACGCCTGCGAATAGTTGATATTGTTGAAGATGTAGTCCCCGACATCGCACTGCATGGGCTTGACGAATCCGTCATAGGACCAGAATCCCGACTGGCTCATCCACATCGCGGAAGTGTCGATGGCCGCCACCGCCTGCGAAGAGATGACGCCACACCCGCTGCCCACCTTATCAAAGCTGTAGACGAATGGCAAGCCGATGTAAGACGCAACGTGCGCGTCAACGTCAGTAAACAGAATGTTTACACCTCGCACGCGCTTTCCGCACCTTAGAGATCCTGGTGTCGCCAGCTCAAAGTCACCCGCCTGGTTGTTGGCTGCCGCCGTCCAGACAGTATTGTTCTCCTGGTCGCACCATTTCACCAGGCGCGGGTTACTCGACGCACCCAGGGCAAACATGATGCGCTCGTTGGTGACCAGAAGGGCCGCGCAGCCTGTCGGCGCGTTGGTGATAACAGCCGCAAGCGTAGGCGTTGTGAACCCTAACTGCCACTCGTACAGCTTACCGTCTGTAGTGTTGCACGCTACAAGGTACTCGCCCCAAGTGTCTAGGCTCCATGTGGTGGCCGGAACTGATCCGGTGTCAGGTCGCGCAGTGCCATAAGACAGGCTCCCATATGTCCAATAGCCGTAGCCTGTAGTGCCAGTGGCGTTAGCAGAGCCAGCCGTGAAACCTGTCGGGGTAATGTCCTTGACCACTCCTAGAGCATTCATCGCGTACAGCTTGGACTGCGTACCCATAGCCGCATAGCGGGTTGCGCTGTTGTCACGCCAAGCAATGATGCCTCGGCATATGCCGGTCATAGCAGACGTGGACTTCACCCGCCACCCGCCAATGGGTCGCAGGGTATTCTCAAACCAGCGTACCAGGTTGGAGTCGTACCAGCGTCCAGCAGACTGATATTCAGTACCGTTGCGGTAGACGCCTGGTGGAATTTTTAAGGGGATGAGTGCCATGATTACACCGATAGGTTGGAGACAAACGACAGTGTAACGATGGCAGACGGTACTGCTGGCCTGGTTGGAGAAGTGCTGGCTGCAAAGTGCTCAATGCTGACGCCAACATTTGCTGTTCGCCACATGATCTCTACATAGTCGTTTGCGTTGAGATTAACAAAGAAGTTCAGCGCGGCAATTAAATGAGATGGATCACCCGCCGATTTTCTTGCTGGAGGATGAAATCTGCTGTTTGAATTGTCGATGTTTGTGCCGTTCTTGCGAAACCACACATCCAAATCTTGGCCATCGTTGGTGGTGTTCTTGAATTGGATGCTGAATTGCAAGTTGTATATACCAGACTGCGATACGTTCAACCTGGATGAGTTTGAGAGCGTGACGCCGTTGCTGAAGTCGGTGGTGTCAAAGGTTATGGCGTAGGCCGTGGTGGTGTTAGCCGCGACCTGGTCTGTGCCGTCTTGGAACGCTCCATATGGCGCGTTAATGTACTTTCCTCCACGCGGTCCGAATAACGCTGCCAGGGCATTTGTGACGCGGTTGGCGTAGTTCCCGATGTTGCTGAATGTCTGGCTGAAGAACAGGCGGTCATACACCTCACCAGGGTTGCCGAGATTCGGCTGCGCTGGCGTTGTGATCTGGCCGCTGTAGTCGCTCATACGTTCCGTTCAAAGTGTGGGCAGTCCACCAGCGACTTGAAGTTTCCACCCCAGCGATTCTTCGGGTGCAGGCTCTCCCAATACGCGCCTAGCGGAGCCAGGATAGCCTTGTCCCAGATGATTTTCCCATCCTTGAAAAAGTTCAAGTCCATTGCGCAACGTTTCAAGTGAATGCTGTTCATTGTCTTGCTGCGGCCAGTCTTGACGTAAATGGCTTGCTGCTCCGGTGTACGCGCCAGCTCTCCACCAGTGACCATAAAACCCTGCTCTGTGGCGTGCTGAATTAGCTTGCACATATCTAGCAGGAAGCCTGCTTGTTCTCGACTAAGACTCATACAAACCCCTTTTTTGGACAACTAGCTCAATGCAAGTTGCGTCTACCGTTGCGCCCATCTTGATGAACTCTTCTTTTTTTGCTGTAACAATTGCCAGGCACTTCTGCTGGTCAGTGTAATGTGCGTACTGCTGGAAGAACTCGCAGTGCGCGTTCATGCAGATGTAGAGTACGGGAATGAAGATGCTCATTTGTTGGTCCTCATCTCTGCCAGCTTCTCGACAGTCCTGCCTCCGAAATAGGCACCCATAATCAGCATCCCCCAGTTACCCAGCAGGGTCACATAGGATTCGTTGGCGTTGTAGCCGTATGCCGACATCATGGCAAACAGGAAATAGCCGCAGAAGATGGCAATTAGCGACATTGGCCGGATGTTCTTTGACAGCCATGAGTCGCTAGACATATCCGCTTTCCAGCGGTCTGTGATGTTGTTGGCGTCAGCCTGTGCCGCTTTTGCGTACAGCTCCAGTTCAGCCATCTCCAGCTTGGCCTTCTCGATGCCCAACTCAATCAGGCGCTCCTCGTGGTCGTACTGCAACTCGCGCAGCTTCTCAACGTCAGCCGGTGTAGGGTTATCGGGAATCTTCACGCCAAGAGTGTTCTCGACCATCTCCTTGCCTTTGGCCTGGATGGCGCTAGATAGTAGCCCCAGGCCGCTTTCCGCAAGAGTGCCAAGTAGTGCGCCAAATATTGGAATCATCAGAAACCCCTGTTCATAATTACGTTAAACGTGATGCTCACCAGTGGGACAACGATAGCGGATGCGCCGGAAATCCAGAGTGTGTTCATAATGATTGCCACTTT